AAGAAAAAAAATTATTTCAATCTTGCCATATTTTGCACAAGCAAGGAAAATACTATATTGTACATTTTAAAGAATTGTTTGCATTAGATGGAAAACCTACTAACATTTCTTCTAATGATATTGAACGCAGAAATACTATTACAAATTTATTGCATGAGTGGGAACTCTTGGAAATTGTTAAACCTGAAAAGGCACAACCAACTGTCCCAATACGACAGCTAAAGATTCTCCCTTTTGGTGAAAAGAGTGAATGGGATCTTCAAGCAAAATATAGTATTGGAAATGTTGGAATTAAATCAGCTAGTGAAAAAGAAGCAAAGGGTGCAACTGTAGTTGATGATAAAATTTTTGAATGAGGTGTTATGAATATTAAAGTAATAAAATTGACCACATCTGAAGAATTGATAGGGGAGTGGGATCAAGAAAAAAATACAATTACAAATCCTGTTGTAATGATTCCCGTGTCGAAGGATCAGGTTGGGTTCCAACCATGGGTTCCGTTAGCAAAGGAAGAAGAAATAATTTTAAAAGCAGAACACATTATGGTAGTATTGACACCAGACTCAAAATTACAAAATGAATATAACAGGGTATATGGTTCTGGGTTAATCATGCCCAATGAAGAATTGGTTCACTAATTTTCCCTTGTTTTTGATAGTTATTTTTGGTATAATTATATTATGAATTTTTACACTTATATTGGATTAGGACCGAATAAAGTTTATGTTCGGGATATGAAAAATGGTACAGAATATTCTGGATATGAAGATTTTTGTCCTACTCTTTTTTTACCCTCCCCTAAAGATAAATCTAATTACAAAAACTTAAATTCTGAACCACTTGCATCACATACTTTTGGTGGTATTAAAGACTGTAAGGAATTTCTTGCAGAGTATGATGACATTAGTAATTATCCTATATATGGAAATAGGAATTTTATTATCCAGTATATTTCTAATACTTATTCAAACAAAATTAAATGGGATAAATCTTTAATAAGAATTTTTACATTAGATATTGAGGTGTCAGCTGAAGATGGATTTCCTGATGTTAGACTTGCTGAATCACCAATTACAGCCATTACTATTCATAATAGTATTGATAATGTTTATTATGCTTGGGGAACAGGAGAGTTTAAATCTAAAGATAAAGAAAAACAAGTTCAATATTTTCGTTGTGAAAGTGAGCATGATCTTTTAAGACATTTTGTTAATTGGTGGAGTTTGAACCCACCACATATTATTACAGGATGGAATTGTAAATTATTTGATGTTCCTTATATAATCAATCGTGTAAGAAGTGTTACTTCCGAAGAAAATCGTTTATCACCTATCAATTATATTTATGAAAAGAATATTCAAATAGCAGGAAGAATGCATCAGGTTTATTCCGTTACGGGTATTTCTGTTTTGGATTATATGGAACTATATAAGAAATTTACTTATAAAGTTCGTGAATCATATCGTTTGGATTATATCGGTCAAGTAGAATTAGGATTACAAAAACTTGAAGTAGAAGATATACAGGGATATGATTTGTACAAAACTGATTATCAGAAATTTATTGAATATAATATTCGTGACGTTGAGATTGTAGAGAAACTTGATGAGAAAATGAAATTGCTTGATTTAGCAATGACCATGGCTTATGAATCTAAGATTAATTTTGAAGATGTATTTTCTCCCGTAAAAACTTGGGAGTCAATTATTTACAATTTTCTTAAAGAACAAAGAATAGCTATACCAGACAAAAGGGGTTCGGGTGGTTCTGGTGAAGCTATTGTTGGTGGTTATGTTAAAAACCCACATATTGGATTGCATAAATGGGTAGTAAGTTTTGATCTCAATTCTCTTTATCCACATCTTATTCAACAATATAATATAAGTCCTGAAACTTTACATACTGGAATTATTTGTGCGGATTCAGAAAATATTGGTGTTGAAGGATTATTGGAACAAAAACTTGATACTGATTATCTTAAAGTGAAAGATTTGACAGTTACTCCTAATGGACAACATTTTACACGAAAGTTTAAGGGATTTCTTCCTAAACTTATGGAAACAATTTATAATGAACGAGTTGAATTTAAGAAAAAAATGTTGAAGGAAGAACAAAGATTAGAAGATGGAATTTATACAAATAAGCAGACAATTGTTAATAATATAGCAAAATATAATAACATACAAATGTCAAAGAAAATATTGTTGAATAGTGCCTATGGTGCATTAGCTAACCAGTATTTTTTATATCATTCACCAGAACAAGCAGAGGCAGTAACTACATCTGGACAATTATCTATTCGTTGGATTGAAAATAGTATAAATAAATATATTAATAATTTATTATCAACGGAGAAAATAGATTATGTTATTGCCGCGGATACGGATAGCATATATGTCACATTTGACAGATTGGTTTCTAAGGTTTTCAAAGACACAACACAGACGGATAGCACTTCAAAAATTATTACCTTCTTGGACAAGATTAGTAAAGATAAAATTGAACCATTTATTAATAGTAGTTATGAAGCTCTTCATTCGTATGTGAACTCATATGCACAAAAGATGCATATGGGTCGAGAGGTAATTGCAGATAAAGGTATTTGGACAGCAAAGAAAAGATACATACTTAATGTTTATGATTCTGAAGGTGTGCGTTTTAAAGAACCTAAATTAAAAATTATGGGTCTTGAAAGCGTTAGAAGTTCTACACCTCAATGGTGTCGTGAGAATATTCATGCTTTAATTAAAACCATTATCAATACAGATGAGAAAACAGTTATTAAAAGTATTGATGTGTATAGGGAGAAATTTAAACAATTATCTTTTAATGATATAGCATTTCCAAGATCGGTAAGAGGTTTAGAAAAATATAAATCTACCAAAAGTATTTATTCTAAAGGAACACCAATTCATGTGAGGGGTGTTTTATTATATAATCATTTCCTTGAACAATATAATCTTACTAAACGATATCAATTAATCCGTGATGGAGAGAAAATACGATTTGCTTATTTGAAAGAACCCAATATGATTGGTGAAAATGTGATTGCGGTATCTACTGTATTACCAAAGGAATTTAAGTTAGAGAAGTATATAGATTATGATTTACAGTTTGATAAGTCTTTTTTGCAACCAATTAAAAACATTTTAGATACTATAGGTTGGAGAGCAGAAAATATAGGAACATTAGATTCATTTTTTTGAGGAGTGAGTATGTGGATATATAAATGTGACGCTGGAGAATATACCGAAGATAGTGTATTGAAATTATTCATTACAATTATTTTACATCGGTTTTCACATTTTTTAAACAATGAAGGATTTGTTGATTGAAAGGAGGTTTGAATGGCAGTTAATAATTTTGTTAAACATTTAATTAAGGTGAGTGAAAATGATATTGCAAGCGTTGTGTCAGCTGGTATTGTTGGAGATTGTTCTACTTTTGTTGATACAGGGTCATACAGTTTAAACGCATTATTGTCTGGTTCGTTATATGGTGGAGTGCCATCAAATAAGATAACGTGTTTAGCAGGCTCTGAGTCAGTTGGTAAAACATTTTTAGCATTAAGTATAGCAAAGAATTATTTAGAACAAGAGAAGAATAATATTATTGTGTATTTTGAGAGTGAGGGTGCATTGACATCTGATATGATTAAGGACAGGGGTTTAGATCCTGATAGGATTATAGTTTGTCCTGTGTCAACAGTTGAAGAGTTTAGAACACAATGCGTTAGAATTATTGATAATATGGATAGTGATTATAATCTCATGTTGTTTCTTGATTCACTCGGTAATCTTTCTACAATGAAAGAAATGGGTGATGTAGCAAGTGGTTCTGATAAAAGAGATATGACACGAGCTCCAATGATTCGTGGAACATTCAGAACTCTGTCATTGAAACTTGCACGAAAAAATATTCCATTGATTATCACAAATCATACTTATGATTCGATTGGTAGTATGTTTCCTAAGAAAGAAATTTCTGGTGGTGGTGGAATCAAGTATGCAGCTTCTGTGATTGTAACAATGGCAAAGAGAAAATTTAAAGACGGGACAGAGGTTCTTGGAAATATTGTTAAGGCAAAGTTGGTCAAGGGTAGAATGACAAAGGAAGAATCTGTTATGGAATTTCTTTTAGATTATGAAACTGGTCTGGATAAATATTATGGATTAATTGCACTTGCAGAGAAGTATGAGATATTCAAGAAGGTGTCAACAAGATATGAAACACCTGTAGGTAAGGCATTTGAAAAAACTATTGTGAATGATCCTGAGAAATATTTTACAGAGGATGTTATGAAGAAATTGGAAGAATCAGCTCATCAAGAATTTCATTATGGGAGTAGTAAATGATTAAGAGTGTTGAACATTCAGTACAAACGACATTTAATGCATGGAAAGTATATCATGGAATGTATTTGCATTTTACAAATGATAGCTATGATTTTTTCAAGTATAATGGAAATGGTACATGGGGAAGTATTGCATCTATGGAAAAGTATTTTTTTAAGTTTGAAAAATACGGCAAGTCGTCTTTTCAACGTGGTTTCTTTGAAACAATAGGAAAGACATATACCGATAGAGATGATTTAATTTTTTGGTTTTTATCTCAATTTACAAACGAATTGGATCATCCAGACGATTTTGATAGTGATCTTTATGAAGATTATAAGAAAC